CTAGCAGTTTCTAGACCCATGATTTTCATCTTGGGTTCATTGTATCTAACTCCTTCTGAGTCCCATACGTTTAATATGTATCTTTTCTTTGCTGTCCATATACCTCTGTCTGCAATATTCTCTCTCTTCATACTCATTTTTTGTTCGTACGCTGAAACGTACGACGCCAACTCCTGATAACTCTTCTCGATAAATGGTTCCAATTTTTCTTGACATATCTTGTCAAGTAAGGAAACAACTGCTGTTTTGTCGCTAGACTTAGCAGCAAAAAATTTATCAACAAGAGGTCCAAGATTAAGATATATTGAGTCGGTGTCAGATGCGATGACATAATCTACCTTTTCTGTAGAGAGTAGTTTATTTAGGTATCTGTTCATTTTGTTCTCTATCCAACGGATAGAAACCTGTCCTGACAGTGTAATTGCTTCTGCATTTGCTGTCTTATAGTATCTAAAGTGTTCGTTGCCAATAGCACCATAGGCAGAGTTGAGAGAAATCTTCTTTGCCATTTGTATATTATTACAGCGAGCAATCTCTTTTGTAAGTTCAACAGTAGGAGTTTTTTCATACTGTTGCTTTGCTTTAATCATTCTCTTTTTGAAGATGACTCTAGAGTCATACATCTTTTTCATCATCTCTGGTAAGAAACCATGTACGTCTTTACGATACTGTGCACCATTAGCACATGTAGCAAACTGTTTATCAATCTCTACCTTTTGATTTAGAATCCCCTCAACGCTCGCACTGGGATGTCTGCTTTCCCTGAGTGTCTCTGGGGAGATATTGTACTGCATAATAAGATGAGGATACAGAGAGTTGAGATCGAAAGACACAACCCAATCATAGAATCCTGGTTTCGGTTCTTTAACATATGCTCCTGCGTATTTCTCATTCTTTGTTGCTTCTTTCTTAGGGGGTATGGCAATCCTACGTTTGTTTAACTCATTGTAGATGTAGTTGTCCCACATACGAACCTGACTGAATACATCTTCATAGTTTACCTTGGCATCATATGCCATAGTGTATGCGAGTTCAATCAATTTCATCTTGTCTTCTAGTTTATCAACTAAACGAACGTCATGGATGTTGTAATCAATAAACTTTTGCCAGTCGTTCTCATAGAACTCTTTGAATGTATCAAACTCAGAGTGATCTAGTTTCTTTTCTCCTAGTTCTACATTACAGATGTAGTCAAGACGATATGATTCCTGATTAGAATAAGTAAACTTCTTGTATAGTTCTAAGTAATCAAGTGTAGATATACCAAGTGTATCAACCGCAAATTGTTTACGACCTTTGATGAAGATCTCACGTTGTGATACCAATCTCCATGGTGATAATAATTTTACAAACTTCTCACCTAGTATACGTTCAATACGATTACAGATGTATGGCATATCAAACAACTGCACGTTCCATCCTGTAATTACATCAGGATAATTTGCTTGCCAGTAATCTAAGAAAGCATTCATCATACTTTCTTCCGATCTAAAGTGCATGTAATCAACCATAGGATCTTTGTTATCGTATGGTCTTGCACCAAACACAGTAATTCTACCAGAGAAACTATCTTTGATAGAGATAGCAAGTATCTCCTGATCAGCAGATTCTATGTCTGGGAATCCATTCTCAGCAGCAGTCTCAATATCAATATTAAATATACGAATCTTGCTACTATCAAACTTTAGTTCTTCTTCTGGATGTTGTTCTGCAATGTACTGATATAAAAATCTTGTGTTCCCATAAATGTCAAAGTCAGGAACTTCTTTGTATTGTTTTACAAACTCTCTTGCTTCTGATATAGAACCAAACTTATGTGGTTCTACACATTCTCCTTCTAGTGTTTTCCATTTGGAAAAGTTTTTTGTGGGCAAAAAAAGCGTTGGGTTAAAAGGAACCCGAACGCTGTATCTGTCACCATTATTATATCCTCTTACGAGGAGACGATTTCCTGCTTGTTCAACACTTGTGTAAAACTTCATTCAAGGGATTTAATATAGTTTGCAAGTAGATCCTTACTAGGACTTACAATGGTAGTAATGTCAGTTGACCTGACTACTACCTCACGATCATCAGAGTTCTTAGGCCACTGACTTAGGTTACCTTCATAGTCTACCATAAAAGGTTGACGAAGTACACAGTCAGGATCACCAGGTAGTGTCTCACCTTCTACTTCATCAACTTGGGCAACTATCCATTCATTACTCAGTCGCAGTAGATTCGCTGCTATCTCCATCTTCCTTTACCTCGTAGAAAATTTGTTCATCCTTTAGACCAATCTCTTTTAGTCTGTCAGCATAATTCTTGACAATATTATTATCAGGATATACGACACTAATAATATGCTCACCACTAATTCTATGATCTTCAATAGGAGAATATGGACACCATCTAGAATAGTTAATAGGAATAGTTCCATCCTCATTTAGTTCTCCAAGAGTAAGTAGATATGGATACACCATTCTATACCCTGCTACCTTATCATCATCACCTTTAATCTCACCAAACAAACACAGAACACGTTCTGAGGTTGTAAGACTAACGATTCTCATATTATGATTAGTAATCAATTCTTCATTCATTTGTTAGTTCCTTTTTTTCTTGAAGTTTCTTTTCATAAGCATCTTGTAATCCTTTTTCTGGACTACTGATTGTCATAACACAATCATACGGAATCTTAAACTGCCAATCGGGAGAGTAAGGATTCCATTTACTAAACCTTACCTGATATTCCATACCAGATTGTTCAGTAAGATACTGTGGTGTGCTACCATCAAGAGTTAAAATATATGGTTCTTCCATGAGAAGACAGACTCCTTTTTTGTTGTCTCCTTCTTCATCAAAGATCTCTTTTAATTCTGTAATAACACGATCACCTGTTTTAAAGGTGACAACAGATACAGCCATATTCTAGCACCTAAAATTAAATTTGTCAAAATATATTTCCATACTTTTCATTTCTAGACATAATGTTAAATGAAATAGAAACCTTATGAGTTCCAAAAGACACCACACTATGTGGTAGAGATGATGGAAATATAATCACCTCTCCCTCTACATTGTTTTTTGTGTTGTAGTTCATCTCAAACAATTGATGTCCAAGTTGAGTAAACACTGTGCCATTCTCTCCTTCTAGATGTAGGAGATATATGCCAGAGAATGTAGACGACGGATGTGTATGTGTCTTATGCCAACACTTACCATCACGATAGACATTATACCACATAGACTGCAGTTTTGATTCCTGTGGTCTATGAACGATATTCAAATTGGGATCCTCCAACATTTGGTTGAATGGATCCCATACTACATTATGATATATTTCCTCCTCCATGTCAAGAAGAATGTTGTTCTCCTCAAAATAGTTTGTTATTGAATCTTGATACTCACCTTTATATGTGATACCAGATTCATTAGCATATATCTGAGGTAATAACTTTTTCTTTAATTGTTCATGGTCTTTAACTTTGGTATAAAAAACAAAGTTAGAAGGAAAATTATATAACATTAAAAATGTTTCTGACGTTTTTGTTTCTCTGGTAGTTCTTTCATCAATTTTATTGTGAGAAGTCCATCTTTAAAATCTACTGATTCAACCTCTACATCATCCGCCAGTTGCCAGTTACGTGAAAAGTTCTTGTGAGATATTCCTTTGTATGAATACTTCTTTTCTTCCTTAGAAGATTTGTCTGCTGAGATCGTTAAAACATTCCTTTCAGTTTCTACAGAAATGTCCCCTTGCGAAAATCCTGCAAGAGCCACCTCCAATATGGTTCTAGAATCAGATCCATTATAGATGTTGTAAGGAGGATAGTTTGTTCCTGTTCCTGCAAAAGTTTCAAGTCTGCTGAATGTTTCATCGAGTCCTAGTGTGAATGGAGTAAATTGCTCCCATGTATAGTTTACCATTGTGTCCTCCGTAAAGCGACGTAAATTAAGTGACCCTTTCGGCATCACATTAATATTTTATAATTGTAGCACAAAAAAAGGAGGTGTGCAAACCCCCAAAAACCGTTACGGTTTCTACTCTTCTATTTCAAAGAACCATCTAATGTGTTTTATGTAATCAAATGTACAACCTATGTCCTTGTCACAATTGACATCATACTTCCTATCACATAAGAACGTTCTTAATTCCTCAATAGAATTAAACTTGCCTTGATGTCTTTCCTGTTCGTCGTAGAGATGATATTTCATTAAGGTTCTTGTTTCTTTCTCCCTATATTATACTTGGATTCTAACGTCCATTCATTCTTTTCCTTGAAACTTAATACTTTGATTTGATTTAATGGAGCAAGATCTGATATCTTATCTTTGCTAACAATATTAGTAGTTACTAATCCCCAATCTAATAACAATTGCACGATTCTATTCCTGCGTTGAATATCGTTTAATGATAAATTAGTATTCTTTCCGTCTAATGCAAATAATTCTTTGAAGTGTACGATATAATACTTACCCTGTTTGTGAAGTATGTGACAGGATTGATATATCTTTTTCTCTTTTCTTGATGCTACACCTATGCGTGTTAATGTCTCACGAACTTTCAAGAAATCATCTGGTTCGTTCAATGTGACTTCAACCATATCAGATTGCTTCCATTGAATCTCAAGTTCACCGTTCATGTTTGCCACCTTTGCTTAATGCTTTTTTGATATAATCTAGTTGATTCTTGGTGAGAATTCTGAGTGCTTGGAGTGCCTTATCGTCATTATAACCATAATACTCTTTTACGATCTCAAGATAGTCAATAGAATCTTTCTTTGCCCAAGGAGAGAATCTCTTCCTAGGTTTCACACTATTTATATAAAAGTCATACTGCAAACGCTTTGGTAGATGAGGGTTCTTGTTCATCTCATTAGCAAACAACACAGTGTCAGTAAAGGAACTTAGACATCTGTTAATAATATATGTCGGATATTTCTTTTCCGCATCAATGTCATCAACTAATATGTTTTTCTTTGATTGGTTGATGCTGTATAGGTAGTCTTTCAGTTGGTACATTGTCGTTCCAGTGTCGTATATTTCCTGCAATAATAAAACAGTTAGTAATTACTAACTGTATGAAGATAAAGGATCTGATAATGCATATTATATCATCATATCTTTTAGTTGTCTCGTCGTTAAATGATCCTAGTGCATACTTCCATATCTTCCAAAATTTACTTAGCATTTACCCCAACAACTCTAGCGTTAGGGTTTCTAGCAAGAGCAACTTGACGTGCGTCTTGATAGTCTTTAGCAATCACTTCTTCTTTGAAGACAGTTCCTGCTTTGTATAAGGTTACTTCACATTTCATAATTAAATAAAACTAATTCTTTTCTGGATGCTTGTTCTTTATTATAGCATCCTGTAGACCTCATGGTGTAAGTGTGTGCAAATTCTGCAACTGTCCACCCATCAAACCTATCTCTAATTAACTGTGATGAGTTATATGATATTAACATAGGAGATGTAGACTTGTCGCATATAGTTGCAAACTCATCATGGTTAAATCCTTTATGCATATCCCCTTTTCTACCATACAAATTAGATTTAATTTCATATGGTGGATCTAAGTATATGTAAGTTCCTTCTTTATCAGATAACATCTGTTCATATGATAGATTAGTTATCTTCCATTTCTTAATCATCAAAGAATACTCTGGGAGTTTTTCAATACCATTCATTGAAAAATTACTTTCCGATGCTTGTTTAGAAAATGCACTACTCTCTGTCAATCCACTGAAAGAACATTTGTTTACAACATAGAATGATACAGCACGATCAATTTTATTTCCTACTGGTTTTGCTAGGTAATCTTTAGCATCTAAAAATAATTGTTTAGCAGACGATGGATCTGAGTGTCTTTGTTTGAGTTGTATCAATATGTCTCTAAGTTTCTGACCATCTGATTGCAATACTTTCCAGAAATTATACAATGGTTCATATAGATCATTGACCCATATGTCTATGTGTGGATACCTTTTACCTATCTCTATTGCTACAGAACCACCGCCTAAAAATGGTTCACGAAATTCTGTATAGTCTTTTAGATCAGGAATAAACTGAAACAGTTTACTCAATGCTCTAGACTTACCACCAGGATATCTTAGTGGTGTTTTATATGACTTTAAACTCTTTGTTTTCATTTTCTGAATACTCCAAGTTTAGCAAGGAGATATACTGATAACACTGTCCAAAATACAACTTCCAATCCAATGTGATTCATGGTTTCTTACCCTCCCAAATAATTGCTTCAACCAAATAATTTCTTGCTCGTTCAATGCCTTCTAGATTATCACCTAGTGCACCTATACTAGTATTACATACTTTACATAAAAATCCACGTAGTTTTCCTGTTTCATGACAATGATCTAAAACTAATTGTAGATCTGTCCTCCCACAACAATCACATGGAGTTCCTAAAGGTTTTGTTTTACCATGTATTTTCTTTAGGTCTCGCTCTACCTTCCTAACAACCTTTCTACATTCGTAACACATACCATGACGATATGTTTTCTTTGCTGTAACAGTTGTTATTTCAAAGGCAATGTCCTCCTTTTCTTTTTTACATGTTCTACAGATCTTCATTTGAATTCACAACTCATCATGATTTCTGTAAGACATGCTAACAAATTTATTTCTTGGTCAGGAACAATAGGGATACTGTTCATATACTTTGCAATAATTAAAACTGCCTCTGGTATAGATGCGGGTTTCAATACACCATACAAACTATCATAGATCTTACGCATGACCATGGTGGGATCATTATCCATATGTTGTACTACCCAACTCTTTACTGTAGTAAATTCTTTTTTCTTAAGTGATGATAGTAAAGTATCTAAATTTACATCAGCAACATCAACAAGAATTGCAGATGTAATAGCACCTGTAGCAGCATAGCGTTGACATTCATTTATAAGTCTTCGCCAATCTGGATAATATCTTTTGATAAGTTTTGCTAAAACTTTATCATCATACTCAACCTTTTCTTTTGTGAGTATACTTCTCAACCTTACAAAGAACTCTCCTTGTAATTGTGTTGATTGCTCAGGTTTGATTCTGAAATCTACAACTGTACATCTAGAATGTAATGGTTCAATAATCTTATTGATAAAATTACATGTGAATATAAAACGACAGTTGTTATGAAACTCTTCTACAGCAGTTCTCAATGACAGTTGTACATCGTTAGTAGTGTTATCTGCTTCGTCAATGATAACAACTTTATGTGATGCACCTGATGTCAATGATACAGTTGTAGCAAACTGTCTTACACGATTTCTAACTGTGTCTAGAAAACGACCTTCGTCAGATCCATTGATGACAATGTATGATGCTCCTATCTCTTCACACATTGCCTTAGCAATAGTGGTCTTACCCACTCCTGCTGTACCACTCAATAGCAAGTTAGGTAGTTCTCCTTGTTCAACAAAACCTTGAAAGACATTACGTGTTGTATCTGGTAGGATACAATCTTTGACTTTGTTAGGTCGATACTTCTCAACCCAAAGGAACTCTTTGCTCATTATGTAATTGTAAATTAAAAGAAAATGTTAATCTCATATTAGCACTGGTTGTCAAGTCAACGCAATGCTTTAAATATGGTGGGAATAATATTACATCCCCATCATGTAAATTTGGTTGTAAACTATCAGCAAAGTATTCTCTAAAGTCCTCACTTTGATATGGGAACTGATGAACTCTATTGTTAGAATCTGGACGGAAAAACGTTGTTGGTGTAGCACCTTTATTATAATAGATACCACACCAGTACGGTGTTTGTTCCATACAACCTGTCAAGTGTGTATGTGGTTCTTGCCCTTGATTCTCATGATATACATTATACCAGAAATTATTAACAACAAACTTATCTGGTATACCATTCGATATAAAAAGTTTTTTAATTTGTTTTGATAAATCTCTTATCAAATTATCTCTGACATCAGTAGATATTAATCTATCGTTGTCAGTAATAAAAGGATAAGTAGAATTGACAGATGTTGTCCATCCTTTAGGACGACTATCTATTCTTCCCTGTTTTTCTATATCAGAGAAGTCATAGATTTCATGCTTATCAAATCTAAAAGTAAATATAGGAACATAAAAAACTTTATGTAACATCATGCGGGTTCAAGGGCAATAAAATACTTGAGGTCTGCATCTTGACTTGTCCACTCAGAGATCAATTGTTGAGATACTTTAACAACATAGTCACTTGGTAGAACACGAATGTTCTCAATCTTAAGGTCAAGAGAAAAGGTGCCAGTAGTAGTACCCTTGACAGAGAGATCGTAAGTATTACTGGTATCATTTTCTTTGTCTCTCAGAATTAATTTAATAACATCTGATCCTTCTTCTGAATAGAAAGTTAGATCAGGTAAACTATAAACTGCAGATGCTTTTTGGATGTTAACTAAATCCTCAGCAGTAAGAGAAAATTGTATATCAGAACCAGGAAATTTTACATTCTTTTCTGGTGCACTCTTTAATGTGATCTCAGGATCAGAAAAATAATACTTAGCACATTGACGACCACCTTTAATGTTTACAAAATCTTTACTTGTAAACTCTAACTGTGGATCATTGAACAAAGATATACCCATCAAGAACTGACTCAAATCATAGATTGCAAAATCAGAAGGAAATACTTCTTCGCCAGTAAACTTTGCTAAAATGTTTTCTGCGTTAGATATAGTTCTAACTGTTGAACCTTGACGAAATACAATTGATGAATTGATAGTCGAAAAGTTCTTAAGAACGTCTAATGTTTTTTTGGATAATGTTACTTTACTCATTTGTCATAATCTACTGAAAAGGTTGTAGGTGTGTTTGCGTTTAGTTCTGCTGCTCTAGCAGACTTATCGCTAAAATGTAGAAGGAGAACAGCATAGTGAACTATTTTAAATAGATCTTTTCTTGCTGTTCCCTTTCTATCATACCTTGAAGCATATTTCAAAATGTTAGACCTACAGAATGCTTCAGCATCACCAACAGAATCAATGAGATCCAATGTTTGGATTCCATGTTTACTGTAGTGTGCACCATAGGTACTAGAGATGTACTCTGAGATCTGTTTCAAGATCTCTTGCTCATTGTATTTCAATTCTCACTCCATACATGATCTATGTCACTATGATAGCATTGAAATTCATTTCCGTCAAGGTCAACAACATTTATTTTATGTGTTGATGACCATTCACTGCCATCATCACCTAAGATACGAACACTCCTACCGTCTTTAAGACGGAGGATGTGTCCTAGATAACCATCAAACGGTTGCTTCATTTTCTACCTCGTTTGGAACTACATCTGCATCTATCTTATCATATAATTCTAAGAATGATTGCTTTGTCTCGTCATCAAAACGATTGGTGCAAACTTTGATTGCTTTCATACGATCTTGCCAGATAGCAAATGCTCTGATGATGTGTACAAGTCTACGTGTTGAGATAACTTCGTCAACACCACCATCGTTAAATGTTCTACGGATGATGTCTGCCCAGTTAGCAAGGTGGGAACAAAACTCTTTGTCAAGAACAGCAAGTGATGATGCTGCTTTCTCAAGAATCTTTGTCTCTGTAGCAACAGTAGGATAGTCTTGCTCAAATGTCAATGCAAATCTCTCAAGGAATGCTTCGTTCAATACATTAGTACCGATGAATCTACCATCCTCAGATCCTTTACCTTTAGTATTTGCTGTAGCAAATATGTTGAAACCAGAACGACGCTCTACATAACGACCAGTCTTCTTTAAGAATAAACCTTTACCCTCTAGTACAGATTGTAAGCAAAGTATCTTGTTAGATGCTAGGTCAACCTCATCAAGAAGAAGGATAGCACCTCTTTCAAGTGCTTCGATAACAGGACCGTTGTGCCATACTGTCTCACCGTTGACAAGTCTGAATCCACCGATAAGATCGTCTTCGTCTGTTTCGATAGTGATGTTGACTCTGATCAATTCTTTTTTGAGCAGTGCACATGCTTGTTCTATACCTAGAGTCTTACCATTACCTGATAGACCTGTGATGAATGTGGGGTAGAAGATACCTGATTGAATAATCCTCTTGACATCAGAGAAGTTACCGAATGGAACAAAGTTAGGATCTTTGTCAGGAATTAGATTCTCTACAATAGCAGGAGATGCAGAAGGAGCATTGTAAGTGATCTCAAGTTTTTCTTGGATAGTTAGATCCCACTTACCAATACCTTGTTTGTATTGCTTAAGTCTTTTCTTTACTGTAGCGAGTGAACAATTAAAATGCTCTGACGCTTGAAATAAATTTTTTGTGTTAACTTCTGTACCGAAGTTTTCTGTCAAGTATGTAACGAAGTCTTCAGTTGTTACAGGAATAGGAGCGAATGGCATTTTAAGATTTGTTGTTGTTGTACTTAGTATAATGGATAGTAAGGGGTGTTGCCACCCCTAGTGGACAGTTTGTTAACTGACCTTACTTACGAATGCGTTAAGTAATTTTTTGTTAACAGATTTGTTAGCAAGCATTTTTTTGAATGCTCTGGTGATGTCACCTTTTTTAGCATTGTCTTTTACAACGAACTCTGTGTCATTGTCAAGTGCTTTGTTATTGATAGCATAGAGTTCAGTAAATCCTGCAGGATTCTTGATAACTGCAGACTTCTCTTTCTTCCATTCCTTTTGAATCTCAGCATAGTTGCAGTCTGGTGAACCATAGTTAGAAACAAAATTCATAAGAGAACTACCTGCTAAGATACGAAATCCAAGAACATTTACATCAGGATTACGATCACGTAATTGCTTAAGGAAAACGTTAGTAGTAGTGCTGTATGTAAACTGTTCGTATGTACGTCCAGTTGTACGGTCACGTAATGCTACACCATAGTCAATACGACGTGCACGAATTACAATTTCACCTTCTCCTCTATCATACTCAGCACCATAAGCACTGGTGCATGCTTCGCCATCAGTTAAGATACATACGTTTACTTTTTGTAAGTTGTTATCTTTTTTGAATGTAGGAAGAATGTGGTTGAGCATAACGATTGACTCATTCAATGGAGTTCCAGATAAACCAAGACCTATTGTTGATGAGTATGAACCATATCTTCTGTGCTTAGATGCTTCACGAAATAGATTTAGACACATACGCTCGTAGTCTTTACCATTAGAACGTGATGAAACAAAGTTCATTAGGTAGAACCAAGAGTCAATATAGAACTTGTTTTTATCTAATTCTTTTTCATCAACATCATGGTATGTACGATAGTATGGTGTGTCTTGTGCTATAGTAGCATCATTGTCGATAGCACGTTGTGCTGCACCCCACTCATTTGTGAAAGCATATACTTCAAAAGGTATTTGTACTTTCTTACAGAATGAAGTTAGGTTGATTAATTGCTTTGCAGTAGAAAGCAACTCATAGCACATTGAACCAGACCAATCAAGAACAAAGATCATACCATGATTCTTACCATCAGGAATAACTGTAACTCTCTTGAATAGATCTTCGTTGTACTTGTATGTGTGAAGCATACCTGTGTTTAGAACACCTGTCTTAGCAGTAGAAGCACGTGCATATGCATCAGCAGATTTACGACACTCAAACTCTTTGACCATATAGTTTACTTCTTTCTGAGATTGCTTACGAAACTTTCTATAGTCTTCGTCAACATCAGTAAAATCATCTCTCTCATCTCTTTGAGAATCAATCCAACCATGGATTGTTTTCCAATCTACAACGTGCTTAGAAGTGTCAACATTTTCTGGTATCTCAATGTAAGTAGTTGGTGTACCATGATCAGCAGAAGAAAGATTTTCTTGTGCTTCATTGAATGCTTGCTGTGTAGAAGAACTATCAATACCACCTTCATTCTCTTCACCTTCACCATCTAGTAAGTCACTTAGTAACTCATCATCAGGTTCGGTCATGTTACCATCCTCATCATACCAGTCATCTTGAACATCCTCTAGATCTACTCCTGAGGAACCACCACTCTTCTGACCTTCAGCAGAAGTTTGTAATTTACCAAAACCTTCTTCGTCATCAGACTCTTTATCGCCACCAGTAGAAGATGGAGTTTGAGAAACAGGCACTTCAGTTTTCTCTTTCTCATCTTCTTGTGTCTTAGCATAGTTATAAACATCTTGTGCAATCTTACACACTTCATCAAAAGTCTCAGCAAGGTCAGCACGAGCAACAAACACATACTCAGCACCTTCAAAAGGCATCATAGCGTGAGCACCTAACTTGAAATGTAGATTGATACGATCAATAAGAGAAAACTCTGTAAGGTCTTTGTCAAAGATCTGGAAGAAGTCTTTGTCATTGAGTTCTGTGTAACCACCAACAAAAGATTTCTTAAGACCAGGATACTTACGCTTCATGAGTTTCTCGATACGAGCATCCTCAATAACATTGACGTAATCCTGTGGACAAGATACTTGCTCTCTGAAGTCTACGTTAGGTGTGAACAATGCATGTCCTACCTCATGACCTACAAGCATATCATACACGACGTCAGATGCTTTGTCCCACTTTGGAAGAACTAGGACTCTAGAATCAACATTGAAGTATGCTGTAGGTGTTTGTTTGTGCTCAACAACAAGATTCTCTGTTGCGAGGAGTCTTGCTAGATTGCCTTTGATTTCTTTGTTTGCCATGTGCCTGTGCTTTGTATATACACATGATAACAGATATTTTTGCTACCCAACCAGTGAGTGTGTAACTTCGTTAACTGTCACACCCAGTGTAGAATAGTTTTTATTCTTCTCTACTGTTATAGTTCTATCAAACTTATCATCTAAATTCTGTTTATGACTAATTACATAAACTTTTGTGTTCTCATCAAAATTTCTCAGGATCCATCCTAGATCAGATGTACCAGTTTGATCTAGTGATCCATCAAATATCTCATCTAAGATAAGTAAATTAGTATCGACGCTATTCTTAAGCTTAGCAATACTACGCCAAGTGAGCAGAAGAGCAATATCAATGCGAGCTTTTTCTCCTTCTGAGAACGAATCATATGAAAATATATCCCTGTATCTACTCTTAATTATTTCTTCAAAGTTCTCATCAAGGGTGAAATTGACATAAAACTCCATCCTTTGTAAGAATTCGTTAATTAACTTATTCATTGTGGGAAGATAAGTCTTGATAATCCTAGTCTTTATCCCATTATCCTTAAGTAACTGTGATGCTGTTGTCAGGACATCACGATCTTTCTTCAAGTCTGCAGATTGATTTGTATAATCTTTCTTGTTCTTAATAAAAGTTTCTAGTTTTGTATACTCTGCTTTCTTATCTGGATTGCTACCCTCTAATTCTTTTATTTCATTTTCAATAGTGGTTATCTGTTTCCTAATAGTCATCAGTTGATAATTAGTCTGACTGATAGTTGTATTGATATTGTTTACTTCAGTTGATAACTCAGTAAATTTCTCAAATCTTTCTTCCTCTCCTGCTATTGCTTCCATCAATTCCTGCTTGCCATTAGAAGTATTTTTAATTTTACTTTCTAACTCTCCTGTCATTGTTGCGACAAATTCTTTTTCAAGTTCTTGAGAACACGTAGGACAAACATCATTCTCTTGGAAAAACTTGTGATCTTTTTCGCATGTGTTCAACTTATGTGTCAACTTAATTAAAAACGTGTTCAACTTTTTCAAATTTGCACTGGACTTAGAATACTCCTTCATTTCTTTATTAAGTCTTTCGATTTGTTGTGTGAGAATCAAGACTTCTTCTGTGCCACATGTCTCTATTGCTTGGTATTCATCTATCTGTTTCTGTTTCTTCTTTACATCTTCCTCAGTTCTCCTCTCTAAGGTAAGCATATGTTGTT